TTATACTATCGAGTTCATGAAAATTCAAGTTTTGGAATTCATCAACGATAACAATAGCGTTATCAAGTGTTGTTCCTCTGAGAAAAGAAGTGGACCAGAAACTAATAGTTCCTTGAGTTTTAAGATTACCATACAGCATTTCAAAGTCTGCATCTGTAGGCATCTCAAACATATACTTTACCATATTCTTGTATGGAATCTGATAAAGAGATGATTTATCTTCATGGTCTCCAGGAAGGAAACCAATTTCACGGGTTGCAACTAGAGAACGAACAATATAAATCTTTTGATATGGAGAGTTTTCATCTAGTACATCCCGAATAGCATTGTATAATGTAATAAATGTTTTACCCGTACCAGCAGCACCATATGCAACTATTTGTTTATCATCTGCATATGAATCGAATAACCTCTGCTGATTATCTGTTAAAGGTTCTATATCGATTAAGAAATCGTTATTAATCGGTTTCTTACGCTTCATTTGTTTTGTAGTCAATCCAACTCCAATGGGTTGGTCTCCATTGTTCTTTCTCTTTTTAGGCATAAGCTTTAGATAGGTTTGACGTAGGATCCGGGGGCTTCCGATGCCTTCTTAAGCACATCATTCCATCCAGGATTTTTATTGACGAGTTTATCTTTCCACTCGCCAACCTCACCCACACCAGGCATTGTTGACGGGTCAGAGTAATCTCTCGTCCATTCGGGATTGTCTTCTCTCCACTGATCCCAGTCATGAATGCTCATCTTCACTTCTTTTTGCTCACCAGTTTTTGTATTAACAACAGGATATGTAGCCATAATTTAAAGCACCGGACAATTATATTTATCAACCGCGTTAATCACACGTTCTTTTAGTTCATCTTTAGGAATTCTTGGTCCAAGATACATTGATTTGGGAGTTGTATTCTTTTCACATACTCCCGTTATAACTTTATCATACCACATTGCAGCACCATAAGATTGTCCAGCGTCATCACATAAAGGATCAGCAAAAAAGTTATAATCTGGATACTTAGAGGTAAGCAGTTCATTAATCATCACATTATGAAACACACCTCCCGACAGAACAATATTCTTACAATCATTCATTCTCATTGCCCTCTCTACGACACAAATAACTTTCTCTTCTAAATCTTTTTGTATTGCATAAGCAAGATCAGCTTTTTGTTCAAAACTTGGCGGATATGAATTGCCATCAAAATGATTATCATGATGATATTTCTGTAGTTGAGGGTAGATAACCGTATTCAATAAAATATTTCCAGCAACTAGATCAGAAGTATCTTTCCATTCATTATCTATTAAAAAAGATGGAATTTCATCATTTGGTTTTCCATAGCAAGAAAGACCCATTGTTTTTCCAACATCTTCTTGATCGAATCCGATAAAACAAGTTACCGATTCATAGCAAACTGGAACAGACATTGGTTGCGCTAAATGAATTTCAGTGTCTTCACACCCTGGAATACTAGTGTAGAAATTTCTATAATCTTGTTCAATGTGTGCAATAGAAGGAATATCTCCTTCAAAATTGCAATTTCTTGTATAGTCAGATGAAACTTCTTTCCACAACAACTTCCAATCATCAGGAGTTGGACCAGTTCTCCAAATAGAACAGTGATCATATACTCTCACTCCAAATCTTAATTCATCCTCAATAGTGCCATAAGTATCATTTGGATCATCTAAAAGTCTCCTTGCTTCACCACTCCATCCCCATCCATCCATAACGACTGCAGTAGCTTCATCAAATGGTGATAAATGATACCCACATGATGCATGATTAATATGGTGTTCAGAACCGAAAACATATCTATTATTCGGTGGAAACATTGATTGATTAATATTACTTTTGACTTCAATATTCAGTTTGTTTAAGTAACTTAAAGATCTCTTTATATTGCCGTCACTCATGTTTACACTTATAACTTTATCCAATTCATTAGTATATTTTTTAACTTCTTCAAAACATTTAAAGGGAGTTCTAGAATCTCTTTTATAACGGCTACATCTTTCTTCTTTTAGATAGAATACTACTCGTTGATCTTTTAACAGAACAACACTACCACCATGACCGGCAACACTTACTGCAAGAACCCACCCACTTTTATCAATTACACCATCATTATCAGACATTTCTTCCCATTCATCTTGGGATATCATTAGATCTTTAATTTCTTCATCAATCATATTCTATCCTCCTCAGTCCATGGTTCTCTAAAACTTAGTTGTCCAGATGTTTTTACATATTCTTCAATTTTTTCTCTTAGTTCATCTTTCGAGTATTCTGGACCTAGATAACAATTTTTAGGTCTATAACCTATTTCCCCCTTTGTTTTAGTATAGTACGCTATAGCATGTCCTAAAGATTGTCCAGCATCATTAGCAATGGGATCTACAAAGAAATTCATGTGCGGAAATTTTTCCGTTAGCACAGAGTTACCAACAACATTTAATGCACATCCCCCACTCAATACAATATTTTTACATTCATAATTCTCATCTATAAATTTAACTCTCTCAATGAATACTTTTTCTAGTCCTTTTTGAATAGCATAAGCTATATTTGCTTTCTTTTGAAATGAATCATTAAGTGTCTTCAACATAGGATAAGCATTTTCATTTAAAATTCTACTCTGAGAGAATAAATTTTTATTACATAATATAGAATCTTCACTAACAAATAAAGGTGGTATAGAATCATCTTCTTCACCAAAAGAAGAAAGTCCCATTGTCTTACCACACTCTAGTTCACCATACCCAAGAAATGAACTAACAACACCATACATAACTCCAATATCAATATGCTCTGATACAAATACCTTTCTTTTTATAGAGAAAAAATCACTAACCTTTCTAAAGGGAAAACGATTATTTGCTACTTTTGCATGAGCTTGTCTATCCATAATCTCATGGAGTCCATCTGTTCTATTAGGATCATACACACAATACTTTTTTAACAATATAGGTGTTCTATTTCTCATCATATGATATATGGATGTTGTTTCATCTGGAGTAATATCATTATGCTCAGGAAGTCCAAAATCTTCCATAGAATATACAAGAGATTTACAAGCCCCCCATCCATCCATAACTAAACATATAGCTTCATCAAATGGAGAAAAATAAAATCCACAAGCAGCATGATGATTATGATGAAAATCATCATTCACCACATTAAATCCCGCAATATCTGATGTCCACTTCTGAACAACCTGTTGCGGATTATTTGTAGAAAATTTCATTCCTCCCTTCATAAGATAATCTATGATGTTATAGATTTTTTTATATGCTGTATTACAAAGCAACAATTTATCAATTCTATCGGTATATTTCTTAACTAAGGATAAACATGTTAGAGGTAATACAGAATCATGTTTATTTCGACTAATTCTTTCTTCAGGTATATAAAGAACTAATTCACCATCACGTAGTAAAGTTATACTAGCATCATGTTGTGCAATACTAATAGATAACAACCATTCATAATCATTCATAAATCATCCTCCACTAGCATTTCAATTTCAGGAAAATAAACATACGAAATTGATGAATTTTTTAGAGTATGTAAAGCATCTTCTGGAGTTTCTACCATAGCTTCTCCAGCTAAATTAAAAGATGTATTAAGTAGTAAAGGAACCCCAGTGCGAATATAAAATTCAGAAATCAATTTATGATAATGTGGATTATCAATTCTCTTTACTGTTTGAATTCTACACGTATTATCTACATGAGTTACTGCAGGAATTTCTTTTACCTTATCTTCTTTAACTCTTAAAGAGTAACTCATGTATGGGGATTCACCCACATGCTCAGTATGAAACCATTCACTTGCATACTCATTCAAAACACTACCAGCAAAAGGTCTAAACTCCTCTCTCCTTTTGATTGTGTTTACAATATCTTTTCCGTTTTTATTCCTCGGATCAAAGAGGAGAGATCTATTTCCTAATGCTCTAGCTCCTGCTTCAGAACGTCCCTGAAATATAGCAACTACTTTTTGATCAAATATTTTATCAATTACGTCACTGTAAGTTACATTGTTTATGATTTTCATAAGTCAAGACAAATATAGAGAGGTCAGTGGATTTTTTTCTGTTGATTTGGTTAGTTTATAATAAAGCCATTTTGCTGCACCTAAAGCAGTACCACCATCATAGCACACTGGGTCAACATAGATATTAATTTCAGGATCAATATCCAAGTATTGATAATTATTTAAACAGTTAAGAAAATACCCTCCACTCAGAACAACATTCTTACACCCAGAAATTTCAACTGCTTTGGTAATTAATCTCTCGGTATGCTTAAGAGTTTCTTCTTGAAGTTTATTTGCAACGTCACAATTGATGATAAAATCAGATTGCTCTTGGGAATCATCTTCATGTCCAAATGGTTGTTCCTCTGTAAGTTTTTCACATAACTCTCTAGTAGTCACCCATGTATCATCAACTTCAGTAAACCAATCAATATGTCTCCACCATCTAGGATCTGATTCTGGTTGACTTAAGTACGCATAATATTGGTTCTCGTTATAATAAGAAGACATTCCCATCACTTTACCAGAATCTCGACCATCTCTAAATCCAAGCAACGTAGACATCAAATTAAATAACATCCCACAACTCAAACTACTTGAAAGAACGTTATTTCCATATTTTTCAGCGAAGACATCTCGGGGCTGAGGTTCTGCGGACATAACACTCGCCTCATTCCACGCAAAATTCCGCCATAAGGGTGTGATACCCGACTTATAATCAACTTTAAATATAGATTCTACTTCTCTAAAACAATTTCTAGTTCCTTCACCTAGAAGATCCTCAACATCTTCGTAATTTTCATAGATGGTTCCACAACCATCCATGATAAGTGCAACAGCTTCATCAAATCCAGATCCATAAAATCCACTACTAGCATGATAGATATGATGATTTTGTTTTTCAAAGATTACTTCGCCCCAAGTAATCCCAAATTCTTTTATCGACTCTAAATAACCTTTAATTAATATGTCATCATTATCTTCATATTGTTCTTCGTAAAATCTCTCAAAAGAAGAAAAAATAATATAATCAACATGACTTGTATACTTTAGCAGTTCTTCAGCAAAAGCAACTTTAAATTTTCCAGAGTCCCAAAGGTGCCTGTCAGAATCACCAGGAGCATAATGCTTTATTCTATTAAACCTCTCATCATCTGTTAAATATTTTATTTCATTGTCTTCCAATAAACAAGAAGATCCATCATGAGAGATATTGATTCCTAATATTTTCATTTTTCTATACGTTAGGTGAAAAGAGAAGTTTACCTTCGTCAGGTAAGTAAAGATATTCTATGAAATCTGATTCTAAAGCCTCTAATGCTTGATCGCGTGTATGTATTAAAGGTTCTCCTGCTCGATTAAATGAAGTGTTACCAAGTATTGGGGGGAATCCAGACAAACTCTTACTATATTCTTTAATTATGTTATACAATACAGGATTTTGATCCTCATTTACAGTTTGAATTCTACATGTCCCATCATTATGAATAATAGAATACATAGAACCCTCCTGTTCAGACGTTAGACCTTCTTTTAACCTGACAGCATAACTCATAAAAGGAGAAGACTTCATTCCTTTCATATCAAACCAGTCTGCAGCAGCTTCTTCTAAAATAACTCCAGCAAAAGGTCTCCACATCTCTCTTTTTTTCATCAAATTGAGGCGAGTTTTTCCATTGAATAACTCAGCATTCCATAGAAGAGATCTATTACCCAATGCTCTAGGACCTGCTTCTGCTCTGCCTTGAAAAACAGCAACAACTGCATTTTTTTGCAAAAAATATGCTACTAATTCTTCATCAGCATTATCGAATGTTTTCATTACCATCAATACTTTGAATTTACTTTTATTTATTCAGTCCATTCCATTGCTTCAGCAACAGCAGGGAATTGCTCACAGAAGACTCTCTTGGCGTCTAATGCAATGTCCATGTGCTCCTTCTGTGTGCCGTTTGCAGAGCGTAATTCGATATAATGGATCCATGACCTCACAGAGCCAGTCATGTAGATTTTAGTGGGCACAGCGAGAGGAAGTACAAAACGAGCACACTCCTTTGCAATCGATGCATCAAGCATCTCTTGGTAGAGTTTCATTCCTTCAGCAAAGTGCCTTTGCATTTTGATCTGGAACTCTTGACGAACAAACGGGTCAATATCATCAATAGAATTCTGACGATTCTTGGTGTCTTGCCTGCGTAGTTCAGGTAGAGAGATCGTCTCCGAGAGTAGGGAAGAATCAGCATAGCGTTGGGAAAATTCTTGATATGTGAACGAACGGTGCCGCAGCACTTGAGCTGCTATACCTCTGGTAGTATTCAGTTCCAGAGTCATGTATGCTTGTTCAAAAATACTCCAGTGTTGGTGCTTCACGCAATACTTCAGTAGACCAGAAAACTTTTCATTGTCCTGGTTAGAAGGATTACTTACTCTTGCACAATAAGCCATGTGCTTCTCTGCGTCAGGTGTAACTGAGATCAGTTTTACATCATTCATTCTCTTTCTTCCAAGACTTTCTTACTTTTTTTAGTTCTTTAATTTCGGTTTTAATCATTTGATAAGCATCTTCAGCAGCTATTCTACCACCCATTTCCATGGCAGCAATAATTTCAACTCTTGTACCAAAGTGCTGTAACGCATGTTCAAAAGAATCTAATTCTTCATACATAATACCTCCCTAGTCAGGATAACCATCATCATCGTCAACAAATATCTCATCATAGTCTGTAATCTGTTCATACTGAGTGTATGCAGCTGGATCAGAATACACTTCTGATTTTAGCATATCTACAATATTTTCCAAAGCTGCAATAAGTTCTTTAAGCTTGGCTTGTTCCATTTCTTATCAACCTCCACAAAGTTATTATATACAAAAAAAGAGGAAGCGTCAAGCTTCCTCTTATGTATATTAATTTAAAAGGATCCTACATACCTTCTTACACTCGTTTTGGTTCAGAGCATCGCATTCTACAAGACATTCATAATAATCTGCAATTTTCTGGTTTTCGACCTCAAGTTCGTCTATCGTATGTTCTAAATGCCTCCATTCGTCTAATTGGCTTCTTGATAGTAAGTTGTGCATTTCTTCACCCTCCGAAAATTTAACTCATGATATGGGGGAGAGTTTAATTACATGTGGTTTTTCCTAATTCTATACTATCTAGGCACCTTAAGGTATTGTAGTATACATTTGTTTCATTTTTACATAAGTACAAAAAAAGAGAGGTTATTTAACCTCTCTTAAAAACTTTCCAGTTTTGTATGCCCCTGGATTTAAGAAAAACCCATTTAGCATATGTAACTCCACGATATGTTAGAAGTCTAAAGACCCTATCAGGATCGTGAACTTCTGGATTGTATTCTGGAAGATCATAATAAAGTTTGATCTTCAGCATTTAATTCTCCTCAGGTGTGTTGAAGGAGCAAAATCTCACCGTAAAATAA